TGTAGTGGCTGAAGTAGTGCCCCTATCTAATTCATCTAGTTTTTGGTCTTTACTAATTGTATATCTTAAATAAGCACTTGTTCTTGATGCGTGTAATCCTGTCCAAATATACAACTGTAGTTTAACACTATCTAAACTAGCGTTTGATACTTTAAAGTAAAAAGGGCTTCTTGTGTTTATTATTGTTGACATGTTATTTTTCTATTCTTTTAAATGTTTGTCCAGTTTTAGAGTAACCTAACATTTGCATAAATTCATCTAAGTTTTCACTTATATCAGTTAATATATTTGGTGTAACCCCAATAATACTATCAACTTCTTTATTAATTAAATTAGTTAAAAATGGAACTGGCTTAATACCTTCTCTGTTTATTTTTTGTGCAATTAAATTAGCAACTCTATTTTTATTTTTTATAGAATCTAATGTTACAGGTTTTCTATTTATCCAACTTACAATATCGTTTACTCTTACATTAGTTCCTTTTTTTGTTCCTTCATCAATTTTTTCACCATAGTCAGCACCTGTTATATTGAATTGAAAGAAATCTCCACCTCTTATTATTTTTTTATTTAATTGTATGCTTTTTTCTAAATTACCAGAAGACCTTAAAGGAGAGTTTACAGTTCTGCCAGATTTGTATGTTCTTGTAAATGGCTTGTTTATTTGTGCTTTAGCCATTCTAATTAATTTTTTAGAGTAATTAGTTAAGAAGTCTTCCGTATTTTTTAATTTAAAACTCATTAGCAAGCACTTTGTCCATTTGAATTAATATCTGATATTTCATTATTTGGCACTATAACATCTAATGTTAGAGACCATCCTGCAAGTAGATTCTCAAATCTATCTTCAAACATTTGTGCATCAAAGTCAGAATCTATTTGAAATAAATCACTATACATCTCACCCCTTCTTAATGCACTTTGCAATCCATTGACAACAAAAAACATTGTATTGAGTACATCTTGTTTATTTGTAATATCATGAAAATAGTTAGTTTGGTCTTTTAGGTCTTCTTTTGAATCTTGCACAATATCCATACAAATAATTTGCATATTAAATCTAACAACATGCTCTTGAAAAGTACAACTGTTTACGATTATGTGTGCCAAAGGAAATATAGTTTGTTTCGCTAAGTCAACCTCAAATAAATCACCAAAGGTAACCGTGTTTATATTATTGTTACCTTGAAGATAAGTTTTCATTTTGTCTATAATATCATAAAATGTTGTCATCCTTTATATGCTTTTTTTAATTCTTGTTGTTCTATTTGTACTTTCTCTTTTTCAAAGGCTAAATAATTTAAACATTCGAAAAGTGGTAATTTTGTAACTTGGTTAAATCGAAGGACATTTCCTTTAGCGAGTGCATAAACTGATTGATACCACCCCCATTTTTTTGCAAATGTGCTTCTAGCTGTTGCATATCCTTCTTCGACAGATTCTTCTCCATAAATCTCGGTATAGCTTGAAGTAACACCTTCCCTAAATCGTAAAAAAAAAGCATGGCACTTAAAGCAACATCCATTGGCATATTCTTCATTATTTGCTGTACTTCTTCTTTTGCTTCATATGGTGCTATATCATATTTATTACCAAGCTTAAAATTAACTGGCCTATACATAACACTCATTACAACGTGCATTTTTTGCCAATTAGAAATATTAGATTCTATATCAATATATTCTCCTAATGATATATCATCAAGTTTTGGTATGAAACCCATATCTACACCTTCTAATTTAAACCTAGTTATAAGCTTTGGTTTTTCACTAAAAGCTTTATTTAGTATTTCTAATACTTTGTTAAAACCTCTTACAGAAATCTTATCTACTTCTGCAAGGTTTATGTTGCAAAATATTTCAACAAGTTTCATGTTTAGAAAGTTTGTTAGCTCATCAGTTTCTTCTGCGTCCTTATGAGCATCCATGACTTTCATATATTTCTGGTACTGCTCAAGCGTTATATCATTTAGCGATTGCGGTACTTCTAATTCTATAAATTTCTTAGCCATATTATAATTAATAATTATTGTTAATATTGTATTTTAAGTATTCCATATGTCTGTTTGTCATATTAATAGTATAATATATATTTAGTATTACACCATGTAATATATTACACTATGTATAATATTACACTATGTAATATATATATAATATATATATACTGACTATATGTCATTTGGAATATTTCTTATAATAGTACAGGTATATTTCATAAACCTTATCACTCCATTGTTTTCTTCCATATGTTTTAGGACTACGAGTAATATTACCATTGTTATCTACTTCAACAAAGTATTGTTTAGCGTCTCTTGGTACAGCGTAAACCTTTATACCATTTTTTATACACCAAGATATTGCATCATATTTTTCCATACCTATTGAATTGCCTAAGGTATTGAATTTATTTATAACTGCAAACTGTCAGGTGCAAACTATAGTCTGTGTAGAGAGTTGAGTAATATCCAACTTAGGTTTGCATTTGCACAGAGTACCCTTTATTTAAGGCCATTTAAGGCCATTTAGATTATTTGTGGGGTACTACCATTAAATTGAATTTATAGGCCATTAAATTGAATGTAATACGCTTTAAAATTGATGTTTCTTTGTATTTATAGGCCATAAAATAAAAAAAATATATTTAATTAATCTTTTTCAACTGATTATCAACAATTTAAATTTTTTAAGCTATGATTATAAAATTAATTAAGACCCCGTAAAGATTAATATAAATTAATAAAATGAACCATAATTTTAATTATGTTAAATTGTTTGAATCAAGACATAAAAAAAAGGGCCGAAGCCCTTTGATTTAGTAAGTGAGGATTATGTAAATGAATGTCAAGAACACAACGCCCGTTAATAGTTCTATCATTTTTAATTAAGGTTTGTTAATCGTATTTCTTTATTCTTAATTGCTCTCTCAGTTTCCTTTGTTGTTAATCCTGTAAACTGATTTCTATATTTTGATGTCGTTCTTGAATAATTCCAGTAATAATTGTCAAAGGTTATCTTTCCCGTTCTCCTATTCTTTCTTGCTATTAATGAATCGTAGCTTTGAAAGTATAAAAAATTGGGAGAAGTGATAATGAATTGATTTGCCACAGGTCTTAACGATTGTGGGCTTCTAAAGTTTCTTACAAGTGTTTTCATATTATTTTAATTTATTTCTATTGAGAAAAATATCACAAAAATTACCGCCATTAAATAGACAAATAATTTTATAAATGTATCATGTAAAATGATTTTTTCTATAATTGTTTTTATTGTTTTCATAGTTTAATTTAAGATTGTTTCTGCTGAGTGTTTTAATAAATCATTTTTTTCAAGTTGTTTAACTGTTTTTATTACTGTTGTGTAAAGTAAATCAAACTCTTTTTTTGATAATGAGATGTTGTCGATTTCTTTTAACTCTCCCATAATGTTTAAAGATATTATCTCAGCGTTGTTAAATGCTTTTATTTTCATTGTGTTTTTTTTCATATTTATTGTTTTTATATTAATAATTGTTTTCTATAAATTTGATTATTTGGCTCTCGTCCATTTCATACCATTTCAAACCCTGTTTAATCATGTCCTCCTGAACAATAAAGGGTGAAACGGCATAAACGCCAGACCAATAATTCATCCAGCTAATTCTATGAAGGCCCTTAATATTTACTTTCATAATAATTGTTTTTAAATTGTACTTTGTTTTTCCGATATGTCAATGAACTTAGAGACAATATTACAAAATTAATTCCAACTGACAAAACAAATATTAATTTATTTTTGTGTATCTTTGCAAAAATCCCTAATCAAAAAAAGGCATAAAAAAACCCCTATTAAATTACTATTGAATTCATAGGGGTATTAAATTTAAGTATTGAATTTATACTTCTACCTCGCTAACAATTTCATCAATCAAGTCAGAGATATAAAGTTCTTCTTTTAAATAATCTTCAGACCAGAAAAAAATTGATTCTCCTTCTCTTAATATTTCCTCAATCATTGGCATCATGTTTTCTTTGTAATAGTAAACATTCTCATAAATATCAGTTTCCTCGTAAGTTTTTTTAAGTGTATATAATTCATAACTATCTGCGGTTTCGTGTACCTCGCATTCGTAATCTGCAAGTCCAGCTCTTTCAGGTGTAACTTGCTCAATTAATTTGTTTTTTAATTCTACTTTTTTATTCATTGTTTTTAATTATTAGTGATAAACATTTTTTTGTCTAAAATCTCTGTTCCAAAATGGTCTTTAATATGCTTATATAACCATTTTTGTGCTGGTACATTTTGAAGTGTTTTTCTATCAACTGAGTCGTGTATATCGTACCAATTTACACCAATCAAAGTACCTGCTAATTGAATATTTTGTATGTTATTTTTTAAGTGTTTCATATTCATTGTTTTTATTTATTTGTTCTTTTAATTCTTTTATTGTGTTAATCAAAGCATATACAATTCCTGTATCTGTTTTGTATTCAAGAGATAAATTTGTATATCTCTGAGCTTCTTGTTTTGCTAATTTTTTTATTGCCATGTTTTTATTGTTTTAAATTAATATTTTCAATACTACAAAACGCAACTGACATACACAAGTATTTTAACAATTATTTTTTTTATGGTCATTTTTCTACCTCTGGAAAATTGCCGTATTTTCACTTTCACAAAGTTTTGATAGTAGTATATTACAGAGCATAGAAAGTCGCTCTAACAAGCTAAAAAGGGCCTTATTTGGCATGTGGGAATATTACGAAAATGTACAATATTAAATTATAAAAATGAACCATAACTTATATTATGTTAAATTATAAAACACGCACAAAAAAAAAGAGGGTCTTTATTGACCCCCTTAATTTATTGTAAATGACTTGTTTTAACTAATTTAAAAATAGGGCACGTCTTTAGCATTTTTAATTATCTCGTCTCGTAATTTAAAAATACGCTCTGGTATATCTTTACCTTCTTTTGTATCATATACGCAACCATCTGAAAAGATTCGGTATCTATTCTCAATTAGTAAACTGTCGTCCGATTTAAAATTTGTTATCCATGTTATTTTTTCCATAGTTTTTATTATTTAGATTTAATCCATTTTACTAAAATTTCTCTTGCTTCACGCTTTCCCAATCCGAACTCTTGTTGCAAAAATATTCCAGCACCAAGCATGTTTGTAATGCCAGATTCTCTTAAATTGTCCAAATATTCAAATATTTCTTTTTCCATAATTTTTAGTATTTATCTAATTCTTTTAAATATTCTTGATATTCTGCCAAGTCCTTTTCACAAGCGTTTGGAAAACTCTCTAAGGTTTGGTCAATGTAGTCCTGTTCATTAGGAACATAACCCATGTGATATAGTATTAATTTATTTATTTTCATAGTTTTTATTGTTTTAGTATTAAATTAATTTTCCATTTTCAAAATACAATTTAGCATTACATTTTAAAGCTGTTTTTGTCAATTTGTTTTTTATAGCGGTTTCATAATCGCATTCAAAACAAGCTGACAACTTTACTAAATTATTAAAGCTTTCTTTGTCTAAATTAGATAAAGCATTTTCCAACATTGACTTTTTAAAATCAATGTTTAAGTTTGGCAGACAAACGTCAAACATTTGCTGAGGTCTGTCCGCATAAGTTAAAATTATATTTGTTTTCATATTATTTAGATTTATTAATTCTGTGTTTTATTTCTCTCTCCATGTCATCACGAAATTTGTCAATTCTCATTTTCAATTTTCGTTCCTCTCTCTTTTTTCTAATATTGTGCATTATGTTTTTTTCTATTCTGTGCATTATAATTCTTTATTTAATTTTTTATGTTCGATAAATGCAAAGAGCATTTCACTTGCCTCCTTCATATCTTTGCGTAATTTCTCGCTATCATTTACCATTACAACAGGACACCAAGATTTAAATTTCAAATCCTCTGCCCTTTCTCTTATTTTTTCAAGTGAAGTATTTTCTAAATAAGATATTGTGTCTGAGGTTAATTTTACCCCTTTGTATGTTGTGAACTTTTTTTCTTTTGTTTTCATATTAATAGTTTTTAAATTTAGCACAATATACAATTTATTTTGCAACTGACAATAATTATTTTTTTATTATATTTATTGGTTGGGTTATGCACAAAAAAAACCCCTGTTAAATTCATGTATTAAATTCACAGATAAGTGTATTAAATTTACACTTGAACTTCACATTTATACATCAAAGGTAACAGGGGAATAAAAACAACTCACATAAATATTTTAATGTAGGGCGGACAGGACTGGAATGTTAGAGATGCACATTGGACTTACACTCTTTTATCTGTTTATCCTGTCTTTCTGGTCTTACCAATTTAGTGCCTTCCAAACTTAGACCCTACATTATTTTTCTTTACTTACCATAGGTTTAAATTTAAATCCATCCTCTTGTATATTAATTTGTATTTCTGCGCCATTTGGACAACATGGAATTTCCTCATCTAAATCATAGCAGGTTTCATCATGGGGATTCCAAATGAACAACCTACTTTGTGCCATATTGATTAGGTGCATAAAATCCTCGTTTGATAATGTATTGTACAATTCACATAAAGCTTCATGTCTTGTTTTGCCCTCAAACCTTATTTTATCTATTACATTTTTACTTTCTTTTGTTTTCATAATTATTATATTAAATTCATATATTCTATATTTCTGTTTCTGCTATATTGTTTAATAGTCCATTCAACACTTCTATTGGTATTGAATTTCTTGATATAAGGAAATGTATCTTTTTCCTTAATAATAAAAATATAACAATACTCATCTTTTAGATTGCCTGTACTCACTCTCTAAGTTTTTATGGTAAACATCAATTTTAGCTTCTAACTCTTTTATCCTGTTTTCATATTCAACATTCTTTGTTGTTGCATTGTTTAACAACTGCCTTAAGTGTGTGATTTCTATTCTTATTAAATCTGATTGTCCTGTCATTCCTTAATTTTTATTTTATCTTGTAAAAAACTTATAGTGTCCATAATGAACATATCTTTTTGTCTGTGATTATCCATTTTTGATGGAACACAAATCCAATAGTTTGTTGTCTTAGAGGTAAAAAACTTTCTAATCATTTCCCCTATTTGTCTCATTGGTCTCATAGTTATGATATTTTTATACACATTTTATTTGCGTAATCCTCACTTGGAGTTTGTGCAAATTTCAAAACTCTTTCTATGGACTCAGTAAAATAATTGTCCCATTGTTTTCTTGTTGGGTGTCTTTTTACTAAATCAATTTTATCTCCTTTTATAGATAATACTTCGCACCATTCATATCTGCCATTGTGCGGTCTTAAAAATCCTATTTTTTTCATTTTTTCTTTGTTTTATTGTTTATTAATTCTATGTTTTTTTTCATTATCCAATCAAAATCAGAACTATGAAAGTATCTGTTCTTGTCGTAATGTTCTATTGTTTTCTTAATTTGTTTTTTCATAACACTTTTATTATTCTGTGTGGCTCACCCAAATTAAATTCATTAATGTTTTTATAATTTGTTCCAAAGTAATTATTATGTTCACTTAAAAAACTATCTAAATCATTAAAATAATCATTTGCATTAGGGTCATCTGTTTCTATATATTTGTATTTAAATGTTTTGCCAATAATTGTTTTCATTGTATTATATTTAATGTTTCTATATCACAATATTAAGCATTCCAACTGACATATCCAAATAAAAAATATATTATTTTACAAAATAACTTCCGTGTGGTACAGAACGAGTAAGTAAATATTGAATTGCATATCTGGAGGAGTCGCACAAATGGTTGTGGGAATCGTGTGGAATAGAGCCAGATAGTTTCCATGAGTAATTATTAAATTCACGGATTAAATTTATACTACTACTATCAACAATCATTTGGTGGTCTTGCATTAAACTAATTCCTGTTAATATGCTTCCTTTTCTTTTTATTGTTGGCACAACATTTAACCCTTTTGATTTTAATTCAGATATTAGTCTTGGCTCAGAATTATCACATACTATTAAATTCTTACCAGCGTATCGAATTGATAAATCATATATTTGACTTGTTGTTAATCCTGTTTTATAAAAATGTTCTTTTAACCAAATAATTTTTCTAACTTTATCAATCGCAACTTCAACTAAAGCTGAGGGGTCAACACTAAAACCAAAATCTAAACCATATATTGAATCTATTTCCGTATTGAATTTACCTATATTCCAATGAGTAAATATAACTCCTTCTGCTCTTTGTAACCATCCACCCATAATCTGATGTTTATATTTCTCTGGTCTTCTTGTTTTCATATCATCAATCTGTTTTACAAATGATTTAGAAAGGTGTGTTAAATTGTCTAAATATGTTGTATGAATATATGTTATATTATTCTTTGTGCCATTAAAACCATCTGGAATACCTCTATTCTGAAAAAACCTTTGGTATATCCAGTTCTCTTTTGTAGTGGGGTTTAGAATTAATATACATCTGTTTGTTACATTCTTTGCTCTAATACTAAAATCAATTTTATCAAAGCTTTCCTCATCAGTTAACTCCTCTGCTTCGTCTAATACAAATGTAGATACACCTTGTATAGATTTTAGTTTTGCAGTTTGGTCTCCACTACTTGTTCTTATACCACTAAAGTATATTGAACTGCCTGTTAAATTATTAATGATTTCTGTTTTAGTTATTGTAAATTGCTCTCCTATTCCCATAAGTTCAATCTTCTCTATAAACTCTGGTATAATAGACATACCTGCTGAAGTCATTGTAAATCGAGTAAACAATATTCTATGTCCAGCTTCGTATGTTAATAATACTAAAAAGGTATTAACTGCAAATGATTTACCACTTCCACGACCACCTGTAATTACAAAGTATCTATCCTTTGAATTGAATAGAGTTTGGTATTTATTGTTTAGGTTTAGGTTTTTCATCTACTTCGTTATGTTCAATATCAATAGTAGTGTCTTTATCTAAGAAGTTTATTACAGGAATATTAACTTCTGTTTTAACATCAAGTTCTTTGCTTTCTTTTGGTTTACCATACTTATATTCCCAAAGTAATCTCATATGAGGGAAACTTTCTTTTGCCATCTTACCAAGTTCTAACCAAGCTTTCTCCTCACTTCCAAATACTTTTTTCATTGATTGTAAAGCAAAGCTACTTATCTTTTTTTCTTGTGCTTTAGGTTTTCGGCCCTGACCTCTTGATATGCCTTTTATAGCACCATTATTTCTACGACCATCTTTTTTCTTTATTTCGTCCATAAACCTTTACTTACTAATTGTGCTATAATAGAATAGTTACCTAAGTCCATAAAACTATCTACAAGTGATTCGTTGTTGGCTTTTCTTTTTTTCATAATTAGATTTTTCCATCTGCTTATTTTATCATTCATTCTAAACCATAATCCTGTCAATGCAAAAACTTTACCTTCTTCGGTTTCTAAGTTTGCACCTGTGCTTATATTACTACTACCATAATCTAATTGCTTTTTACAGAACAATTCAAATTGTTCAAGCATAATAGATTCATAATTGTCATATAAATTTGGCTGTTCTTTTTGTAATAGTTTTCTGTACTTGTTTTCCATTTTTAATTTCATAAATTAATATTTCTAGTCTTTGTATCTCTTTTAACAAATTTAACATATCTGCATGTTTTAAGTGTACTCTACCGTGATATTTACCATTAGCAACATAACAGCTATTGGTTATAATAAACTGGCATAAACTTTTTTTATAGTTTTCGTAATACTCTATGTCTCTTTCTTTTTGTTTTAAATTCTTAGACATAATTAAAAACTCATCTTTACTTATCTTAACACCATTGCAATATATATATATACTGCTTGTAGGTTGTTCTTTTAGCTTCATTATAATATTGTATGACGACTATGTACGCCACCTATTGTTATAGTTTTTTTATAATCGTTTATAGCTCTTATAATTCCACTACAACACTCATAATGTTCTTCATGTTCATAATATTGTAAAACAAAATAAACATCTGATAAAGTAGATATATTTGTTTCTAAGCAAAACATAGTATCTCTATAACATTCTTTTTCTTCTAAATATAATTCATTCATTACAAAGTATCTTCTATTAAATAATCATTTAGGTCAAATTCATTTTTAATAAAAGTTTCATATACTTTGATTGCTTGTTCTACTTTTTGTTCTCCCCTGTAATAAAAGTCTTGACTTATATCATATATGCCAATCTCATTTGTAGGGCTTTTATCTATTACAACAAATCTGTAATCTTTATATGTTTTGCCAAATAAATTACAATAAATGTACGCTTGGCTATCATAATTATACATGTAAGCACTATGCTTAAATTTATGTATGTTTGCCGTACTTTTTAAATCTACCAAACATTCTCCTAATATATCTGCCTTACCTCTAAATGGATGATTTAAAACATTATTTATTTCTGGCACTTCAAACTCTGCGTTCAATATAAAATCTGATGCTTCTTTACAATTATAAAATCTATCTCTTAATCTTAGAGCATTGTCTCTTTCTTTGATAGTAAATACATCCCACCTTTCCTGTTTAGCTAATTTATATTCTTTATTGTTTTTTGTGGCAACATCTAAAAATAAACACTCATTAAATTTATCTTGCTCTAGTATAGAAGCATGAAATAAATAACCTTCTGATAATGCAGTCGATTCTGTGGGCAAATCAAAACTCATAAGGTACTCTCTTGGTGATTTAAGAAGTTTAGATACTGAACTACTTGATAAACAAGCTTTTGCCAAGTAACCATAATAAAATTTATCTTCTCTAGCTTTCTCAATTAGCTCTTGTCTGTTCCAAAACTCGCCATCTAATGTTGTTATAAAATCTTTCATATTAATTACAGTTTATATTATATTGTGTACTTCTTAATGCTTCCCAACAACCACCAACTACTTGATATGTTATAATCTCATTGTAGCTACCATTGTAACATACATAAATGTATTTTACCCAACCATCACTATACTCAACATGATAGGGCTCTGAATAAGGGGGTGAAGGATAATGACTAAGGTCGCAGTTATCTTCGCAACCAAACAGAAGTATAGCCATCAATAGCTTAAAAAGTGTTTTCATTGTTCTTTGTTCAGAACAAATATAATAAATTATTTTATATATCTACTAAATCTCTTTCTCCAAATGTCATTTGCAACTGCATATCTTTGTTTGTTATCTGGATATTCAGAAATCATTTTTGCATTGTTCATGAATCTATTTAGAAAAGAATCCTTAGTTTCGTATTGTTTTGGTTTTATAAGTGGCATATTTAAAATTTACATTTTTCACAATTCCATTTTCTACCTAGAGCATTTATATAAGTTACAAAACTAACTTTGTCATTATAATAAATCCATTTCTTATCATAATAAACACCAGTAACCCAACATTCCTCTAAAGGTATGTTTGTGTCATCTGAATTAAATTCATGCTCAACTTTAAGAACAAGAGATTTACCTGTATGCCAAGAATCGCAAATTCTCTCTAACAATAATCTTTGCCCTGTAGGTATTGAATTAAATTTATATTTAACCTCAATTAAAATTAATATCTCGTTGTCAAACTCTAAAACAGCATCAATGTCTGATGGGTGCATGTTTCCGTTTTGTACACCAGTAAAATCAATAACTTGTTTTACTTTATTTCTGTTTCTAATTAAGCTGACTTTTTCTGTCATTAATTTTCTTTTAAGTATTCTAAATATACCCTTTGCAATTTATCATGTAGTTCATTTTTAAAACAACTGCCACAACTTGTAGGTTGCATATTATCTTTAAATACTCTATTATAAATAACTAATAATTCTTTTTGTGTTTCTGAGGTTACTACATTCTTAACATTTTTAAAGTAATTGTCTAAATAATTAAATTCATCTTCATTAAGACATTCTGGTTTGTTATACGGAAACAAACGATTAAGTACATCTCTGCGTTTATCACAGCCACAGTCTTCACCTAATATAAACTTAGCTACTTTGTCAACTCCAGTCTTTTTAAATACCTTTTCAACAGTATCTCCTAAACCTCTAGCTTTTGTATTTTTTGTATTCTTCTTTTGTGTTTTGTCTAATTTTTTCTTTTGCATTTGTTAATGTATTAAATATTGAACTTAAACTTATCTTTGTCTCCTTGCTTAAATCTCTCATGCTCATACCACTATCAAAATATAATTTAGTTAGTTTTTTATCGTACCAGTACCAACTATCAATAGTTTGTTCTATTTTTTCATGTAGTTTATCTAAACTCTTTTTTTTAGATACAGTTTGCATATATGATTCATAATCCTCAAAATAATTATTATAAACTTTCTTTATTGAATTGTCATCCATTTCTGTAAATAAAAATATTTTTCTAGTTTTTATACTCTTTCCATACTTGGCAAAATTACTATAGTATAAGTTTCTTAATGTTATGTATATGTAAAAAGTATTGACTTCTGTTTTATTGTACATAATCTTTTTTATGTCTTTTGTATAATCATAAATTCTAATATACATTTCTTGTACTATTTCGTTTGCGTCATCATTTGACAAACCAAAGCTTTTTGCCATGTTAAACCAATCTTGGTGTTTGTTAGATAGTATGTCTAGTATCTCACAATTCACAAAGCAATATCTCTTTAATTTGTTCAACAGAATTACAGACAAAGTATGAGCCATTCCAATTAGATTGAAATTGTAATTCATCTCTAGTAAGTCTTTGTTGAGATAGTGTTTTGCTACCATCTTTGATTTCTATTAAATAATTGTTTCCATTGTAACCAACAATAATATCTGGTGCACCTTTGCCAAGTTGATGAGTATGTAATATACTACAACCCATCTTCCTTAGTTCAGAAACTATTTTTTTTTGGTTACTATCTACTCTTGCTTTAAGTCGCACCTATATTTATCTATTTCAACAAAAGGGGTTTGATTGTTAAAATAATATCGGCTTGACTTCCTGTCGTATGTTATACCAGCTATCTCTTGTGGATAACCAACTAATTTTTGTTTTTTTATCTTTTGACTGCCAAATATAACTCTAGTATCGCTAAAGTCAACAGCTCTATTTGGTCTCCAAATAAATAGACAATTATCGCATTTATCAGCAAAAGTACCACCACCTTTAATTCTGTTTACATCTGGTTTATAATATCTGTTGTTGTCATCTTTTTGTGGTGTAACTTGGTGTGCAACTAAATGTACAGAAATTTTATTCTCTACTGCAAACCTTTTTAATTCACTCATGAATCGAGATATATATAAATCTTCTCTTTCACCTTTTTGCATCCTGTGTTGGATGGTGTTATAAGGGTCTATTATCAAAGAACGAATACCTTTTGTCTTAACTAAAAATTTAGCCCTGTCAAAGATATCGTCTAATTTATAACTTTTTTTTGGATATATAACAAAAAAGTGTTTTTTCATAAACTCTAAACCTTCCTTAAAATCTTTTTCAGTCATATAGTTATTGGCATAAAAAGGGTCTGCGCTTTTGCCAATATATGATTCTATTAAATCACTATAGAAATCATTTATAGGCATATTCTCTGGGCTAAATACACCAAACTTCCAACCATCATGAAAAGCTTTTAGTAAAGCTAATTGCCCTAGAAACATACTCTTGCCTTCGTTTTGATAACCAGTCCAAATATTTACTTCTCCTATTCTCCAAGTCCAAGCATTGTCTATTGAATCTATGTGTGTGGTAGTACCCCTTTCTTGACCGTTCCTATAACCATCAATCATGCTATCGTATATATCGTCAATAGAAAATATACCCTCTAGCTTTGGGTCATGAGCATCTCTTACTCTTTGCTTTAATGATTCTATGCCTTCTTTTAATAAAACCTCATTTGCATCTTTATATGGTTTTAAACTTACTATCTTACATTTTTCTGCGCCAAATCTTCTGACTAATTCATCTTCTAAATATCTGCCATTGTCATCATTATCTGTTGCAATATAAACTCTTTCGGCCTGTTCAAATACTTCGTAACAATTAGATATACATTCTAATTTTTTATCTAAGTTTTTATCTTTTATATTTGGTGCACCCATGTTTACAGAAGTATGCCAAGTAATACCAGCTACTTCCCAACTTAATGAATCCATTTCTCCTTCGCATATAATTATTAGCTTTTCGTTTTTTACTCTATCGTAATTATATATAATTGGCAAACTATCTTTACTTTGTGTAAATGTTTTTTTTACCAAACCTCTAGTCTTATAGTTTATCAGTTCATTGTCTTTGAAATATGGAAATACAATACTATTGCCATCTTTTGTACTTATAATTTTGTTTGCTTGTATTACATCTTTTGTTATACCTCGTTTATATAAAAACTCTAAACCTTTGTTGTTTATCTTTTGCAGATTATTTTTCTGTGGTTTTGTATATTGTTTTGTAGGCATAAAATTATCTTTTGGTTTTACACATCCTTTCCAACTACATTTATGGCAATTAAAAAGACCTGTATCTAAGTTAATACTTAGACACAAATCTTTATAATGTTTTTTGCCAATTTTGTAACAATTAGGGCAAATGACCTTTTGTTGTGTTCTATTACCCTTAGGATATATAGATATATTTTTGAATTCTTGTATCATTGTTTACACTATGTATTATAATACACTATGTATTATATATATATATATTATATATTACACTATGTATTATAAGGAACTGACAAGCTTGACATCTGGACTTACATAAATCTTTCTTTCTTTACCACCATTGCCTACACTTTTAGTTACTCTTTTTATATATTCTTTGTCTTCTAATTTGTTTAGTACCCTGTATAAAGTTCTATCGTTCATTTTTAATGCGCCACAAATAGATTTATTTGAAGCATAGCAAAAACCTTTTTTTCTGGTCAAACCTTCAATATAAGATAAAACAACAGTTTCTGGTATTGTTAAATTAGTATTCATAAAATTTAAATTAATATTTAAGTATTTGTTATTCATAGTTTTAAAACCACAAACACCCAGTCAAATTGTAAAAAGCTATTATTATGAAACCATGTAATAACTGGGTGCTTATGATTGTTTATTTAGAATGGTAAATCGGTTTCTGGTTTACTCTCTGTTTTTTGCTCTGGCACATACTCATCAATCCAAACTGTGTGAGTTTTACCATATTGGTCAACTTCTTTTTTCTTGCCAATACTAAGTTTTAAAAACTTCCTTCCATTATACTCAATCCAAGAATCTTTTGTCTTGTCTTCAGCTATTGTAAAATTTATTAAATCGTAGTTCTTTACTTGTCTTCCAGAACCTACATACTTTTTTTCGTTCATATATTTAACTTATTAATAATTTTTCGACTTCTTTACTTACTTTGTATTTTTTTCTGACATCAGCTATTGTTATTCTATTTTCTTTTACAGCTTTTTTTGCATTGTCAAAATACTTGCCTGTTTTTGGCAACCACTCTTTTTCAGCATCTAGCGTTTGAGTAGTTGTTTGTGTCCAATTAGAGCTTGTTTTCGTGCTCTTAGAGTGTGTATTAGTAGCATCAACATCTTTAGTATCATCAATTAAAAATAAGCCGTTTAAAGCGTACTTTCTAGCATAACTAGATGATGCACCAAAACATTGAGCTATGTCCATACCCTTTTTACTAGGGTCAATACCAGCTTGTGCAGTAACACTTATAGTGTCTGTGCCATCACTTATAGTAACAGTAGCCACAACATATAAAGGGTCATTATTAACAAAATCAGATATTGTCAACAATAAACCTTCTTTTTTAAGTAGTGGTTTTACTGCTTCTAAAATGTCTTCACAACTTCTATAATTGTAATTACCAAAACTGTTCCTTTGATTTTTAGGTGCTTTCAAACTCGTTTGAATAGCCACCAATTTACTTTGTAGATTTTTCATGGTGCTAATATATACAAAAAATGTCAGATGCAAAAAAAAAGGGTAACAATTTTCAGCTACCCCTTTCAAACAATGAAAACAAAGAAATCAATGGATATATAATAACACCCTATTGAATTCATAAAGATAGTAAAAAATACCTATTAAATTCACAAAGGACATAAATAATGTTTATCTACCCTGTCCTTTATATCTTTTTTTATAATTTTTACTGTGCTTAACTTTACTTGATTTTGTTTTTGCGTGTATGCCTTTTCTTTTGCGTGATTTAGATTTATAAGTAGTAACCTCTTTACGCCTAGCCATTATCTTTTGAATATACTTGTAGATTTTTCTGCTGTTCTACCACCAAAATATGCAAGTACACAAGCCATCATAACCTTCTCAAAAGTGTCATTCCATACTTCATTTATATGGAAAGGTATCGACTCAATGCTATCAAATATACCAGCAAAACTAAATACCACAATACACCACACAAGAACAAGAGGGCGAACATTTTTACTAAGCCAGCTATCACTAGCCGCATCAGCTTGCCATCTACTCGTAATAGATTCCATTTCTTTATTTTGTTGCTCATATATAAGTTGTTGTAATTTAATTTTATCTCCTGTAGATATTTTTGCTTTACCTATCTCTGCTATTGCTTCTTTTGGTGATGTAACACCTTTTAGTACATTTCCTAATGTAGGATTAACTATAGATGCTGCTCCAAACAAAAGTTTACCAACGGTACTTTCACTAAATTTTTTTTTAGGTTTACTCATTACTAATTAATTTATATTCTTCTTTAGCGTCATAAGACGGACATTGTTTTTTGTCGGTAAAATCTTTATGACCATATACTATAGCTTCTGGATGCGATTGTTTTAAGTCAACTAAAAGATTGTGTAAAGTTTCTGTTTGTTCAGGTGTTCTTGTGTCTTTCCAATCTTTCATGTTTTTATCCATACCCCCAATATAACATACACCTATACTATCTCTATTGTGTCCTGCACAATGTGCACCAATTTTCTCAACAGGCCTACCTTCTTGTAATTCACCATTAAGTTTTATTACATAATGGTAACCACAGTCTGACCAACCATTACCTTTGACATGCCATTCTCTTATATCCTCTACATCAAAATCTTTAAACTCAGGTGTAGCTGAACAATGTACTATGAGTTTGTTTATTTTTCTCATTGTTTATTAATTACTAGCTACTCTCGTATATCTACTTTTATCTATAACATCTTGCATTTCTTGTACAGGTGCTTTTATAGATAATGATATACCAGCATCCCAACGGCCTATTAGACTTCTGTCTCTATAAATAAATATAACTGGTACAGATTTTATTTGTGTTCTTATAGATTGTTTTTGTTCTTCTAACAAAGCTCTTACAATCTTTGCACCTTTTATTTTATTTAAGTCTTTATAGTCGTTACGAAAGTTCCAAGAGCTGTTTATGTGTAGTACAGTATAATCTTGTGAACTAGCTATTGCAAATACAAATAGTGCAATTAGGGCAAATATCTGTTTCATTTTTGTATAATTTCATATAATTTCTCATCTATTTTATCTAGTTTTTCTGAGTTTTCCTGTACTTGTTCTGCTGTATTTTCGATAGTTTCTCTAATTAACTGGTCTTTTAAATCATATTCAGTTCTAGTTAACTCTGGTTTTGGCAATTCTTTCGCTAGCTCTATCTCAGCAGTCAATGTAAAATAAAGTCCAGCAAGTGATACCGCACCAGTTATTACTATTCCTATTGTTTTTAAATCTAAAGTTAGCTTAGTGTCCTCTCCTATTTCACTTGGTTTTCCCATTTTATTATTCTTTTATATCTTCATAAGAACCATCTTCTAAATTAATATTTACTTTACCATATTTTTCTTGTAAACCTTCAACCAATTTAGTATTTTCTTCTACAACCATTTCGTTTGCTTTTAACAACTCTTGTTCTCTAATTACCATAGTTCCTAAATCATGCTTTATTGCTGCAAATTTTTGTTGTACTTGTTTTAATGATTCTAATTCTGATTCTGTTATTTTATTCATAGTATTAAATTTAATTATATATCAAATATAATAAATTACCAATCAGGTCGCAAAACAATATCAACTGGTTTTTCTTGTATGCCAATTTGATTAGATAAATTGCTTTTCATGCTTTGTACATCTAATCCAGCTTCTAACCAAGAAACAACATCTGATTTTTTTAATTCATCATAATCTATAAAATTATCTTTGTCATACTCTACGTAAAATGTACCTATTAAATTTGCATTATAATCTGCCTTATTGGCATTATAAGACCAATGTACATTGTAAATAACATTATCGTGTTTGTCTTCTTTGATTTTTGCGTCAAGGGCATTTATTTCCCAACTATAGCTTATTCTATCTTTTGCCATAATATTAAATTAAATTTATATATAAATAACTAAAAATTATTTTTTTGTATTGTTTAACAATTACCACCACCTATTATAGAGCCATTACTACCTACCTGTATAAACTTATTAGTTGATATACCGTTTGTATCAAAAACTTGATAAAAACCAGTAGCTACGGCAGTAAAACCTGTTGCAGTAGTATATGCTTGAAAAGTGCCATTTAATGCACTTGGATATTGATTATTTCCGTCAGTATGGTAATACACAGTACCGCTTGGTAAACCAGCAGCACAAGAATCGTTAGATGAACTTGCGTCAAATATAAACTGAAACGCAGCCCTAGATATATTTTGGTCATAGCTTATAAATTCACCCATTGATAATGGATTTGACCCATCAGGTCTATTGTTCACAGGGTTAAGAGTATTTACTGCTGGATAACTTGTACCAGAACCACTTGTATTACCACCAGTCAACCTTGATATATCTGACATATATATTGGTGATGTAACATTTGTAGCAGAATTATAACCATAGCCTTTTCTTTCTCTAGCTATTTTATTCATACTTAATTCACCGCTACTTGGTACTGCCATTACTTAATTTGTTTTTTTAGTTCTTCAACTTCTGCTTTCAACTCTTTTATAGCTTCAAGTAATATTGGTGCTATACCCTGATGCCTCATTGAAAGCATACCATCTTTATTTTCTCTCACAAGTTCTGGCATTACTTTTTGTACATCTTGAGCTATAAATCCAACATCTTCTTTTAATTCTAATATGCTACCAGATTCTTTCCAATTAAATGTTACACCTTGTAATTTACTTACTTTATTTAAAGCTGACTTAATAGGTTTTATATTTTCTTTTAACCTTTTATCTGATGGTGAACCAAAAGCAACTAAGTCATCTGAAACAGTAAGTGTTCCACCTGCTATACCAGCTGCTGCTGAGTGTGAACTTCCACCATTATAAAAAATAAAATTATTTCCAACAGCTGAAATTAAAGGTTTTGCTGTACCGCTTGTATTATCGCAAATTTCTATACCACCATAAGCATCTGTTGACTCAAATCTGGCTAATTGATTATCTGAAGAACTTACATGAAACATTCTATCAGGTGATGTAGTTCCAATTCCTACATTACCTGAACTATCAATAGTTAATCTAGTTGAAGTATTAAGATTTCCTGAATTAGCTATTTTAAATTTATCACCATCAGAATTATCTATACCCATTAGATATTCGCTAATACCAGTCAATCTAAAAGACATAGCAGCATCACCCGTGCTATCTTGGTCAATCATAAATTGTTTTGTACTAGTATCGTTTGAATAAATGTGGGTTTTAACTTCAGGCGATGTAGTTCCGATTCCTACACTTCCACCATTAGCAATTCGCATAGCTTCCGAATTATCACCAGTTTTAAAAGTCATAGCTGTAGACCCGCCAGAAGTTGAAGTCGCTATATAATTTATAGAACCTCTAACACCTGCACCAGAACCAGAGCCATCTGCTGAATAAAAGTTTATACCACCAATTCTTTCTCCACTCCAACTAGCATCATTTTTAGTACATCCTAAGGTAATTATAGATGTATCTGCTGCCCCTTCTAAATTTAAAAGTGTATCAGGTGAAGTTGTTCCAATTCCTACATTACCTCCAGATTCTACCATTAATAAAGCGTTTGCAAGTTCACTGGTGCTATCAGTGTGGCTTGCGGTACTTTTATGTCCAATTACATAACTATCAAACCCATCAGCATACGGCACTCCTGCATAAAATTCTTGGTCATCATTTGTATTGTGCATAAAAACACCAGCTCCTCTTCCAGCGTTTTGTGTAGAATTTAAAATTAATCTAGAGTTTGTATGATTAGTACTTCCGTCTGATTGTATATTAATTGTTCCAGATACATCTAATTTTTGTGTAGGGCTTTCAACGCCAATTCCTACATTTCCTGATGAATTAATAATTAAATCAGTTTCAGCAGCAGTATAATTTGTTCCGAAACCTAATCTTATGTTTGAATTACCAATTACTGCAAAACCTGCTGCACCCCTACCATTATAAATCAAAGTTTCAAAATCATTAATAGTTTTTATTCCATTACTACCTAAAGCACCAGTTGTGTCAAATAATAATGTAGAACCAACTCCAGAGGCATATATACTTCCAACAACTTGTAAATTTTGTGAGGGAGAATCTGTTCCAATTCCTACATTGCCCCCGCCTTTAACTACCATTCTTGCTACACCGCTTGTTCCTAAAACAACAAAGTCTTGTCCATTTCTAGGTTCAACAACTAAATTACCAGATGTTCCTGTAAATGGATATGCACCACCCGTATTTTCAGTAGAGTATATTGTAGAATATGTTAAATTAGAAGCTGCTACTATATTATTTCTAATACCTATTCTTCCTCCATTTATATCTAATTTACTAGCAGGTGATGTAGTTCCTATTCCTACATTTTGTGATGTATCTATGAACATAGCCATTGAACTCGCATTTGTTCTAAACTCTAAAGCTTTACCACTTAACCCAGCAATTATTGCTTTTCCTGTGTCCCATGTTAAATTACCATAATCTGCTGCACCACCCCAATCTAAAGTACCATCAGATTGCATAATAATTTTACCAGCATTAGATATTGACTGACCTGATGCAGTAGTTATACTACCTTCAAAAGTTGCATCTTGTGATGAATCTAATGTTAAAGCTAGTGTGTTAGATGGAGCAAACTGAATACCGCCTGTTGCTCTTATATAAGGACTATTAGCTAAAGCACCAGTAAAAGTATTATTAACATCACCATTTAATCCGAAATATGCACT